CCATTATACTGTTGTCTGGCATAAAGTGTTTGCCTGCTGGTGCAGTAAACTTAATCATAGCACCTGGTTCAATATATTTCAATTGACTTGCTGTGTATGTTCCAACTTGATAATCTAAAACATTTACATCATCTATCAATTTACCTGTAGATTCATTTGTAGCATTTGTAACTTGTTGCCAAACCGGAATTAAATCAGTTAATAATATTTTAGCAAATTTTTCTATGTAATAATTTCTAGTTTGATTTTTAGATAATAAAGGTTCTAATTGATTTATAATTACACCTTCAATGTCTGTTTGAGTTGCAAAACTAAATGTGTCTACATTTTCAGTTTCTTCTTTGTATATTATACCATCAGCGCCAAATACATTTGTGTTACTGTATTTTCCTGTTGAATCTATTAGATCATAGTATCTTGAAATTCCGCTTGAAGTTCTGTTTGTTGCTTTTACTTTGATAATTTCTTGATTTGTTCCTAATGGTGCAACTTGATAATCTTCACCAGTGATCATTCTGTTTTGTGTGTAGTATGTTGCTGGAGCATTTAATCTGATGTTGTCGTTGGTTTCAGATGTTGTTGCATTATCAACTGTGTATTGCAATCCAAATGTTAATGTTAAAACTTCTATTTGATTGTTTGATGAAACATACTGTACATCCACTTGAATATTTTGCATATCAGCAGGAGTAATTCTAATATTTTGATTTTTACTTCTTCTGTAGTATACTTTAAAATTACCTTGCGGTAAATTTCCAAATATTCCATCTGCAAATTTAAGACTGATTGAATCATCAGTGTCGCTCAACACTGTGTAAATATTTCTTAAATCTTTTGTTGTTGAATTGTATATAACATTGTTACCTGTTACAGCATCAACTTTTGTCCATTCTGTACTTTCTAATCCTGTGTCAGTATCTAATTGATACAACCAAACATCTGTGTTGTTTACATTGCTAGATTCAATTGCAACTGATTGATTGTTTGACGGTACATCGATTGAAAAATCGCCATTGTCAAGTACACCTTGTCTAAAGTGTGCAAAAAATCCTGTGTTGTTACTGCTGTTGCCTTTACCATCATCTCTGTGAAGCAAACTAAATTTTCTTCCTGTAAGTGGTGCTTCTTCTATCACAGAACCATTGTCGAAAGAAGTTGAAACAACTTCAAATGGTAAATTTTGTCCATTCACTGTTTTGTTAAAAGAATACACAGGCACCTCAGTGCTGTTGGCATTGATTCTGTATTGACTAGTTGGGATTGAATCTATGTTTTCTAATTTTACTGGATTACCAAATTTTTCATTTTCTGCCAATGAAGCATTTAAAACTTTAGTAAATTGTTCATTCCAATTTGTGTTACCTGCATCATTCCAACTGATTGTTTGTCCGCTTAAATTTAAGTTGTTGCTATCTACAATATTTTCAGTTGTGCTGACACCTACAATTTTCATCAATCCGTTTGCGGCTTGATTACGTGTTGGATTGTAACTGATTAATCTTGCTAATCTTAATATTGAATCTCTTCTGTCTGCTGTTTCTAAAAAATTTTCTCTAGCATTTAAGTCTGTTCTGAAAGCCAAGTTTTGTCCTAGATAAGCAATCAAGTCAATTAGTGCTAGATACTCTGATGATTCAATGTAATCGTTAAAATCTTCTGGATAATTTTGTCTGATGTATTGGATCATTGTTCTACGGATTGTGTCAAAGTCGTAACTTTTGAATTCCGCATTTTTGTAAGACTGATATACTCTTTTCCAGTCTTCTGCCAGCAATAATCTGTTTTGTCTATCTGTGGATGACATTGGTTTCCTTTGTTATAACATTATTTATTTGTTTGTATAAACAGAGCATTTAATTCAGTAACCCATTATTTTCGTCAAATGTCAATCTTAGTTTCTCTGACACATTATATTTGACATAAGTTAGTTCAACTTCTATTTGTAATCCTGCTTCAAATGGTGTTACTATCACTGTGTCCGCTTTTATTCTAGGATCAGTGTCGATTATTTTGATAATATCCTCTTTTATTGCTTCTTCTAAATCTGGTGTTAAAGGATCATGTATTACGTCCCATATGATTGTGCCAAACTCTGGATTTTCAAGTTTCTCGCCTTGTGATATATGAAAATGATTCAACAAATCCTGTTTGATTAATCCTATATCATTTAAACCAAATGATGTGTTGTCTGGATTCACTGTACTCAACCCTCTGTACATTCTTTGTGTAGCAGGTGTTTTGGCTGTTTGAGCAGATGTAACTGTAACCTCTTTATATAATTTTTTCTGTGCCATAATGATATTTAACCGGCAAATACTTTGCCACTACCAGTAGCGGTGTGACCACAAGTTGCCGCGTCTCCTTCCCTGCATATGAATATTGAATTTGCTTTTACTTTTGCACTGCTACCGCTCATAGTGGCATCACAATGCGGAGGTATTGGACAAGGTGCATGAGCCTCCACTGCCGCTCCAACAACAACAATTGGTACTCCTTCCACAATAACTTTTGGTGCTAAATTACCAACTATTGTGCCTACTGCTGTGTCTACTGTTACTCTACTAATTCCTGGCATTATGTCCTCGCATTTTTAAATGTGTCTGGAATATTGATCGGTTTTGCAACCACAATATCCTCTTGTTCACTTCTGTCTGTTTTAGCCAATGCAACTGCCATTGGATCAAAATTTTCATGATGGCTCCATGGCTCGTGTTGTGGCACACGTTTCATGATGCTTTCATTTGCTTCGCCTGGAAGGCTCCAAGCCGCTAAAGGCGCCACCGGCGTAGCCACTGCTATTCCGCTAGAAAGATTTATGAGTCCTCCAACGTCTAAATTGATATTGCCGCCAGCATAATGATTGGTTGTGCCTCCAACTGTGATTGTTTGTGCTGTACCCACTTCCACAGTTTGTGCTCCAGTGGTCAACAAGTTGTGTGTTGTGGACTCTTGATTAACTGTGGCACTTTTTAAATTAATGTCTCTGCCTGCTTCTAGATTGAAATCTCTGTCTGTTTTAAAGTTGAAATCTCCTTTGCTGTGAACACTCACACTGTCTTCTGCATAAAAATCTATTTTACCGTTGGCAGTCATTTCAATCCATGCTGTGCCGTTGGCATTGGCAATGTACACAAGGTCTTCTGAATTGTGTAACAGTATTTGATGTCCTGTACGTGTTCTTATTCTAAACAGTTCATTGTGAGGAGTGTTTTTATCGCCCTCAATAACATCCTCGCTGGTTTCCACGTCCACATATTCCATTGGACCATCTTTGGCTTTTGTTTTTCTTATAAACTTGTCATCACCATCATCCATAACAAATGATGTACCACCTGTTCTAGCAGATGCTATAGGTTGATTTTGTGTAAACACTTTGTCAATTGGTCCTGGTGTGTTTATTCCAAACACACTTGAAGGCACTTCACGTCTAGCACTAGATGTTGTGAGTCCTCTAATTTCATCTGCTATTAAACCTTGATTGTCCAACACTGCTTTAAATAATCTGTTGATTGGTTTTTTAATCATCAAAGGTTTGTCTGCAGGACGGTCAGCAAATTTTAATTTGTTGTGTTCACCCACAGGCATTTTTTTGCCTCTGATGTCTGCATCTGCAGGATCTTCTTGATGTTCGGAATCTGTTGTGTCTGTGTTTGACATGGCAGGTGTTGAGCCTGGAATCATCACGTTCATTAATTCTTGTGGAATACAACCAATCCAGTATGCTCTATTGATGTTGCCTTCTATAAACATAATCATCACAGTGTTGCCCACATCAGGTGGAACGAACCACATACCATAACTCTGTTGACTGTCTCTATGATCTTTGTTTTTGTTCAGTCCTGCCACATTAGTTGTGCCATAAAATGGACTGAGATATTTTGCTGTGATGAATTGTCCTGTGGTTGTGGCATTGCCTGAATCCAATGTTTTAACCAATTCAACTTCTATTGCTCCACTGTATTTGGGATCCAACACATTTCTCACAATGGCTTCAAAAGGTCCTTGATTTAATTTAGGATCAATTGAGTGTGATTTTCGTGTGTTTAAATTTTTTGCCATTAGTCTTTACTGTTATCTTTTTGAATTTTTTTCTTGTTGCCTGAGCCTTCCACAGCATTCAATGTCATGTTGGCTTGTCTGTTTATTCTCAATGTTTGCTCAAACATACCTTGTCGGAAAGTGCTCAAGATTGTTTGAACTTGGAATATACCGCTAAATTCACCCAATCTAATTGTTTCCCCTGCTCCGTTTTGGTACGACCCACCTTGAGGGAAAATAAAATTATCCCCACCAGGTTGATAATCAATCGGTGTTTGGAAATTCATTTCTATAAAACAAGAAGTATCTTGATAATTTATTTCTCCCCTGCCGTTACCGTTGTTTTTATCACTTGAAGATTCTGTGGCATATGGTCTAGGATCCACAAAAAATCTTGTGGGTTCATCTGAATTCATCATCCCACTTGCTGGTAAGAAGTAAGGATCTCCAATTATTGTTAAATCCATTTGAATTAAATCAGTTGTTCCACCATTGATAATTCTATCATTCATTGTTCTAGCAATTTTTAATTCTGCACTTTCATTTTCTGTTCCTTCACCGCTGGCTTCTTTTTGTGCTTTTACAATTCTAGATGCTAAATTTCCTGGTTTATTGTCTTCAGAATCTGTTACAAACATTTTTGGCACATTTGTTGCTACTCCTGATTTTTCTATACTCTTGTTACCTCCAGCAGATGAAGTTGACGAAGTTTTATTCATATTTTGAGGAGCACTATTGAAAAAAGCAAAATTATAGTCCAACTGGAAATCCATTATATCTTTGTTCAATCCAGTGTAAAGATAATTGTATCCTTTTACAATGTTTTGTCTAAGCACAGTAATACCTGTCGGCATAGATGTATCATCGTCAAATATAGTGTCTGGCACTTGATAAGGCACTATACTGAAAACATTTAATCTAGGATGGTTATTTGTTTTCATTTTGAAAAAAGAATCCTGCAGTTGAAAACATTTGGTTCTTACTCTAAACCAAGGATGTTTGCCTGGCTGTTTGTTTTTCATTTCGTCAGGATTTTTTGTTAAATTTTTAGCATATTCACTCAACAGTATCACTGTTTCAATTATGTCTGTGACACGAGTACCTTTTTTAAAACTTAAAGTCATCGCTCTAAGATTTAAAGTGATACCATCTCTGGTGAAAGTTTTTTTGCGTTTGTCATATTTTTCTTCAAAATCAGGAAATTTCTTACCCATTATAGCCATGTTATTTTCATTGATAGCCATTTTTGATGCTCCAATGTCATTGCCTAAAAAAGTTGCATTTGATCCTTCACCTTCGGTTTGAAACACTCTTACTCCTTGTCCGCTTGTGCCAGTGTATTCGTTGGTTACTCGAATATTTTTTCCTAGTAGTGTTTCCACAATGCTGTCTCTTTTTTCGGTATTGAAAAAATAATCTCCTGAGCCATCGCTTGTCATTGTTGCTCTATCTTTCAAAACTCTTTTTCTCTCTGCTTCTGTGTATTCAACTTCAGAGTTCTCAGGAAAATATATCACAAAGTCATCTGTAGGCACTGTGGCAAGTTTTTCTTTCTTCTTGGCTTTTTTGTCTAAATCTTCGCCTTTAAAATTTAATTGCCCCATTAAACTGTCATCTCCCACCTGCATCATTTCGTAAACAGTTTTTCCTGACAGTGTGATATCAGTGTTTATTTTATTATTCACATCCATTGTTGGAGTTTCTATCCAAGGTGCGGCAGTACAATCATACACAGCACCTGCCTGACTGGCTCTTATTGCCGCTTTTGTCATTTGAATAGGCATAACTTTACGTAGATTGTTATTTCTAAAAATTTTGCCATTTACATCTTGACCAACAAAATCCACTATTAAGGCATACGGTGCTCTTGTAAATTCAACGTTGCCATCGTCTGCGGCTTTGCCGGCTTGTATCGCCATAGTCTGTAAAAATAAACCAATACTGAAAGGTTCTGTCACAGTAAAAGAAAGTTCTGATCTTTGTACGTGTTTTGTTTTTTGATTGGGAGAAATGAAAGATTTTATTTCAACATTATCTATAAAGTATTCAAGACTTACTCCTGCTTGTTTGTAAAAAGTAACTTCTTCTATTTTGCCTTTACCAGCGGAATGTGCCACAGGATGAAGAGGCATTCTATTATAAAGTATGTTGGGGAAATTTACTTCTTCCAGTGTCAGTGCCGCCAGTGTGAATACAGCATTGTATGATTCATAGTCGTGTAGAGGGTTGGGTATGAATTCTCTTATAAATTCTTTTACCTGGACATTGGGTTTTTTCTTCTTTTTTGATACGTTTTCATCTTTTGTTACTGAAGTGTTAGTTTCAACATCCATGTAAGAAAGACCGCTGTCTTTCCATTCAACTGTTGCGCCTACCTTTTCAGTAACACCTTTTTTAAGAGTTACATTTGAATTTGTTTTTTTGTTAAAGAACATATTACACTCCTAGTGTATCTCTAAGAGCGGGTCCTTGTGGAATATAAATTTCTAAGCCAGGAATAAGATCGTAAACTGGATCAGAAATTTTGTCCATGTTGCGTTGAGCAAACACCCACCATAGTTTTTCGTTGCCGTAAAGATCATAAGCCAACAAGTCTGGTCTATGATTGTATTGTGGTTCCACAGTGTACAACACATCGTCCGGTTGTGCCGGCACTGGACGTATTGTCATTATGTCGAGATATTGATCATCAACAATCCTTGTAGATGCATATGGACTTGAGCTTGTAAAGAATCCCATTAAATAAATCCACTTCCTTTTGTTCCGCCATTTTTAACAAAATCGGCAAGATCAAATTGTGCTTGTTTTGTTCTGCTGTATTGTGGTACAACTCCAATAGTCATTAAACTTTCTGTTGGTGCCCAGGCATAAGTTCCGCCAGTTGAGGCAACAGATGATTGACCATCAGATGTTCCAGATTCTTCTGCTGTTAATTTTGTGCTGATGTAGTCAACATCTTCTTTTAAATCAAATGTAAAGTTTTGAATAATCACAGGAACATCTTTGAAAGTGAAATCTCCGTATCCGTTTAAACGCACCACTGGAGGTGGAGCACCTTTGTTTGGTGATAGTCCATAACTCATTTTTGTCATTGATCTTAGGTAATGAACACAGGCTACCCAATATCTTGCTTCCATTTCGTTCTGCACATAGAAGTGTGCTGAGATTGTCATTTGATCCACACGTGAATTTTCATAAGCATAAAACGGATAGTTGGTGTGTACCGGTTGCATTGGATTCCAATTGGCTGATTGTCCTACCAATATTGTTGGAGTATAAGGAAATACCAATCTGTTGCCTGTGGCTTTTAAAGGATCCAACAGTGTTTTTTCTCCTGCTATCATTTGAGTAATACTTTGTGGCATTGACAAACT